TGTATTAGTAGGTATTGTTATAACACCTGTAGTACTATTATAAGCACCACTACCTGCTACAAAACTATGTGCTGCTCTAGCACGAGTATTTGTATAATATAAGTTTGTGCTACCTTCTGTTAAACTATCAGTAGTTCCAGGGCTTGGACTTATCTCTACATAAGCACTACCTGTCCAACGATATGTTTTATTAGTATCTTGAGTTACATAAATTATACCACTAGTACCTGTAGCCGGAAATGCAGCTAAATTTGCGTACTCTAATACATCATCTACATAGCTAGGTAACTGTGCAGAAGGTACTTTTCCACCACTATCTAAACTTGCATAGCCATTTGCTATACCTTTATTCGCACTATTTTCAGGAGTAAAACCTAAAGCGGTTGTAACATTACCGCTAGTAATTCCTGTAATAAAACCGGCACCATTTGTTAATTGATTTGTATTAGTAGGTATTGTTATAACACCGGTAGTACTATTATAAGCACCACTACCTGCTACAAAACTATGGGCTGCTCTAGCTCTAGTATCCGTGTAATATAGATTAGTACCTTCGCCAATATTAGTAGTTGTTAATGTTACAGCACCAGTTAGTGTATTAACACTAGTAACTCCACCTGTTACAGTAATTACTCCTGTAGCACTATCATAACTACCACTTCCAGTTACACTAATTGCAGCACGCGCTCTAGCATTGGTAAAATATAAATTGGTACCTTCAGTTATATTACTAGTATTTAAATTAGCAATAACTACTGGCTGATATTTAACAAAAGTTACCTTATCATTAACATATGCCGCACTAGCTAAAGTTACACTAGTAGTATTTGTTGCGGTATAATCACTAGAATCTAATAATACGCCATTTAAGTATACGTCGATAAATCCTACAGTATATCCGCCGGTAACAGTAAAAACAGTTTGGCCACTAGTTGCAGAATTTTCTTGTACTGATCTAACCGTTGCTCCGCCTGCTCCTGAACCAGAAATAGATTCTATACTATTAGAACTATTTTTATAATATAATTTACCATCCGCATAGTTTATGGCTAGTTCGCCATAATCTAAATCTGTTACTAGGGGTACTTTTCCTGGAACAGAACTTTTCTTTAATTTTACTAATGACATTTTATTCGTCCTAATAAGGAAATATCGAAATTAAAAAATTTCGAAGAACTTATACTAGTATGTTCCGCCGTCTACAGAATTTATAGTAACATAACCACTAGTAACTGTAAAGTCGCCATTGTAAAAACTAACCAATCCTTTTGTAGCAGCTCCAGAAGTAGCACCTGCTGTTGCTGTTGGTATTGCTGTTGCACTAGCGGCTGTTATTAAACCTTTGGCATTTACAGTAAAACTTGGAACTGTTACGCTATCACCAAAACTTCCAACATTACTATTAACAGTAGCTAGTGTTAAAGCTGCGCTAACATTGGCGCTACCATTTACACCTGTTAAAGTTGCGGTAGCGTCACCAGTTAAACTAAGATCTCTGGCTGTTTGCCAAGTAGTAGCTGTACTAGCATTACCGCTTACACCGCCAGTAAAATTAGGCGCGGTTATATTTTTATTAAAGTCCCAGGTATCTGTGCTGCTTGTATATAAAATTGTTGCACTAGCGCCAGCAACCGTTAAACCTGCACCATTCGCTTGAGCAGCTGTAGTAGCATCTTTGGCAAGTGTTATGTTAACATCTGCAATTGATACTGCAGTAGAATTGACAGTAGTAGTAGTTCCTTGTACTGTCAAATTGCCAGTAATTGTAGCATTACCTGCTACACTAATATTAGCAGCAGTAATATCGTCACTACTTAGTGTTCCATTAACTGTTACATTATTAAATGTAACGTTTGCAGTTGTTGAAACATCTTGTCCAATAGATACAGTAATACGTTTACTACCAGTAGTAGTTGTTACGCCAGTTCCAGCCGCAACAAGAAAAGTATCAGTTAATAGATTAATACTTTCAGATAAACCACTAGTTCCAATAACAGTAAGTGTAGTAGCTACGTTAACTGTACCAGCAGCAGTTAATCTACCTTTTGCATCTACAGTAAAAGTAGGTATCTGAGTAGTACTACCATAACTACCGGCTGTAACACCGCTGGCTGCTAGTGTTAATGCTGTACTAATGTTTGCTGAACCATTTACACCTGTAAAGGTTGCTGTTGCATCGCCTGTTAAACTAAGATCTCTAGCTGTTTGCCAAGTAGTAGCTGTGCTAGCATTACCAGTAAGATTACTAGTAATCATTGTAGCACTAAAGTTACCACTAGCATCACGTTTAACTATTGCAGAAGCAGTATTAGCATTAGTTGCAGCATCAACTAAATCTGTATATCGTTTACCACCAATAATAACATGATTAACAGCATTACCCGCGGTTTCGGTACCCATACCGATATATAATCTATCACCACCATTTGAACCATTATCTGTTAAACCGCTATATGCTAATTCACCAGCACCTAGAACAGCTGGATTGCCACTTACTTCACTGCGTTTTATTCGTAAAATTGAGGCCATTTTATGTTCCTTTAGTATTGACCAGATTCAATTACTTGTTGATTAAGTAAATTTCCAGCAGTCCATTTTTGAGTAGTGGTATTATAGATTAATATTCCACCATTTTGTAAATTAGATATATCAATATCCGATAAATCAGCTATACCGCCAATAACTTTTTGTGGCCCAATAGGTCCTGATAATACAACTACTTGCTGTTTTGATTCAACAACAACTGTATTATTTTTATCTGTAACTACTGCTTGAGTTGTCATCTGGTCACCTCTCTAACTAATGTCATGTTTCCTGTTAAAAAGGGCACTACAAAAGTTCCTTGTGTTAACTCTAGTGAATAAACTGCAGTAGTAAAATCAAAATCTCGTGTAGTTGCAGCAGGAATTGTTATTGTAATATTATTATTTGTTGTGTCTACGTAAACCTGGTTATTAGTACTATTCATCTCATGAATAACAGTAGCGCTGTCTAGAGTTTCACGTATTTGCATTACTCCGGTATATCCAGCTAACGGTACGGGCTGATTATATTCTATAACGCCGGTGCTAGCAGTATGTACTGAATAATTTAAGCTATTTAATTTATTAATAGTAACTGTATTGGAAGTAACAGCAGTAACTATATAATAAGAATCATCGCTAGTATTATTAATCTCTTTCATACCTTGTGCACCAACTACTCTTATTCGCCAACCAATAGGTATGGAGTGATTGCTAACAGTAGTAATTACACAAGGAGCAGTTTTACTAATACTTTGTATTGGTACATATATTTTGGTGTCTGCTTCCCACCTAAAGGTTTCTTGGAAAGTGCTGCCCTCATATATCTTATAATTAATCTTAGCAGGTGCCATATTTATACCTTTACCTTTCTAAGAGCAGCTAGTTTCTTAAAACTATTTAACTCAGTAGTAAGCGCAGCTATTTCTTCTTGCAGCTTATTATTTTCAATATTAAGTTTAGTTAGTTGACTATTTAACTCAACTATATCTAATTGTAACTTAGTTAATTCTTCAGTAAGTTTACTATTCTGCTGACCCATACGCTCCAGCTCTTCGTGCATCATCTTGATAACACTTGTTTCCGCATCAGTACTTCGCCAGTCTTTTAATAGTTTTTGCACTCCTACTGATAGTGCAATTATTGCCATAGCTGCCACAGAAATAGTTTGTACCAGACTATGATTTTCTACTTCTACCATTATAGTTCCTTTTTTCATAGGCAGCAATCTATATTTAGCTTATATCTTGATTAAGTATTCACCTAGTTTAAGTGATACTATTTTGTCAAGTAAAAATATTTAAACCTTTTTAACTCTTGTATATTATAACACAAGGGCAAGAAGTTGTCAACTAGAAAAAATACCCTGCCCATATAATTTGGACAGGGTACAGGATAGTACTTGTTATGTTTTTTACCGACTCGATATGTAGTTTCCAAACCGTTTTGATGAATTCGGTCGCCCAGTCGGGGTAATTTTGTCGATCTAAAATTTTCAGGGATTAGCTTGCTCTAAGAGTGTTCTTTCAGTATACTGCTTAAAATTTTCATCTGCGCTAACAGGTCTGGTTTGTAACCACTCTAGTATTGCTTCAGTATTTGTATTGTATTCTATATTATTTCTTGTACAATATAATGGTTCTGTTACAAGATAAAAACCTTCGGTTTTGTACGGCTTATCGTCCTTGGTAAGTTCCAGACCCCAATGTATACTAGTTACTAAAAACTTTTCTGGATCTTCTTGAACTGGTACACACATTAATTTTATTATTTTCCACATACCATTTTACCTATTAAGTTGATTGGGTTATATACCAATAGCTAGTTCGTTTTGTTAATAATGCAGTTCCTCTAACCGCAGTTACGGTTACAGTAACTGTTCTAGTTCCTTGATTACTGCCCGTTGTACCAGTATATGTGGCAATACGATTGCCGCTGTTTAGGGTAAATAATCCAACATTAGCAATAGCTCCAACGGAATTATCTGGCAGCACAATATTTTCAAAAAGTATATTTAGTGTAATATTTTGAGGTGCAGCAATATTAGACCTTACAGTAATAGTATAAGGCTGTCCAGTATAAGAACTAGAAACATCTACACTTATAATATCAAAAGTAAGATCTGCTACAGTAGACTTGCTTTCGCATTTAAACATTCCATAGTTAATCTCGCCACTGCTAGGTATATTACTAGAAGTATTTGGCACATAGCTACCGCCACGATAGTACTCGGTTAAATTTATTGGATTACTACCGCCAAACTCTTGTTGAATATCACTAGCAGTAACTATATTAGGGTTAACTACTGTTTTAAATGAACTACTAGTTGAGGGTATAGCTAATCTATTAGGACTGTCTGATAGATTACCAGAGGTATAAAAAGTACTAGTTGAATTTACTTGATTATTAACACTTACAGTATTATTAACTATAGCTGACCTAAAATTAGTTGTTGTTACTGCGCTAGTCCCACTATTAGCTCTACGCTCCTCTGCCCATAATGCACAAATACCTGCAACATTAGGGCTTGCTGCACTTGTTCCGCTAAACGGTCCTTGATTATAATTAGTATCATCATAGTAAGCACTACTACCACCATATTGGGAAGCGCACAATAAATTATCTCCTGGTGCCCAAACGTCTACTCTAGGTCCTTTATTAGTATACGAGCTTAAATTATCTGTTTCACTAGTTGCTCCTACAACGATAGGCCCTACTCCACTACTAGAGTATACATCCCAAAAATTAGCATAACTTTCTTGTATACTGCCAGCAGGTATTGTACCTCTGTGTGTTGGTACAGCGTAGGTGATAGTACTATCACCTAATTGATAATACCAAAAACTTGTACTGCTTTGAAAATGTTGATTATATCTAGTTAAGCTATAGGCAGGAGTTATACTATATGTATTATGATTACCTGCACTACCTATTAATACTACTCCTGATGTAGTAGATAAATCTACAAAATCAGCCATTATTGCTGCAGAATAGTAAGGTACTAGTAACTGCCAATTACTAGGTCCGCCATATGCAAAAAACGAATCACTGGTATATATCCATAAATTATAAGTATTACGTAAAGCACTAACAGTAATTCTAGCTCCATCAATAAACATTTGACCATACCCATTATCCTGAAAATATCTTGGTAGTGGCTTCCAACCGCCACCATAACCAGTATTTACAGTACTATTTACAATAGCCTGAGATATTGGAAATGTTAAATAGGTGCTATCGGTTAAAGTAGTGCCGGTAGATACACCAGTATCAATTGAGCTTGGAAAATAATTCCAACTCATATTTATAACTGTTGGGTTTTTATTACCATAGGTAGGATTATTCGGCTTATTAGCTATCCATGCTTGTATATAATCTACTAATGCATACCACTCTATATATCCTGCGGCTGTGTATACATAGGGTCCAGCAATATTATAAATATTAGCTTGTGGTGCCCAACCATGCCTACGACCTGCAGCTATACTAGCTACACTTGTTGCATGCCAGTCATCTACTCCAGCATATTGACTATAGTTATAACTACCTCCGCCATAACTGTAGCCTAATGATGCATTATGTTGAAACCAGTTATAGTTAGCAAGTCTAGATTGTCCTAGATGGTTTAACCAGTCTGAATGTCCCTGCTGTATATGTCCATCCCAAATTAATACGTCTATGTCTTGTCCACGACGATCAGTGCCAGAGTTGGTAAATGCTGAGCCATATCTGGTAGTATTACCACTAGTATAGCCAAGATAGGCTTGATTAGTTTGTCGGGCTATATGCCAACTTTGATGCTTTTGACTGTTTTGTGTAGAAAATATTTCTCCGACTCTGGCTGTTGCTGGACCACTTGGTATAGGTCTATTTAATTCTACGGCTAATACTCTACTATCTTGTTTTAATGTTTCGGCCTCTTCTACAGTAAGCATATAATGCGTATTTCTACTATACGGACGTCTTACAGCAAGATCTACCGTTCTATTAGGAATATATAAGCTTCCACCAGGAGTTTCCATATCTTGGTAAAATTCGTCTAAGTCTTCCTTATTACGTAGGGTAACTATATATTCTCGTAATTGGTCGCTCATTTACTTACCTTTTTATGTAACTCAATAATTGCTTCAATTATTAGTGGTATTAGCTTAGTGTAGTTTACAGCTAGTATACCATCATCTCTAGTTACTACGGCTTGGGGTAGTACACCAAGTACTTGCTGTGCAATAATACCTACATCATCCCTTTTAATATAGTTTTCTGGTAGAGAACCTAATGATTGTAAGTGTTTATCTGTCCAAGTAAAATTATAACCACCTAACGACAGTATTTTTTCAAGCGCATTTGGTATTCTAACAATGTCCTGCTTTAATGCAATATCTGAGCCTGAATAGGCTGTTACTTCGCCGGTTACTAATAAGCTGCCTTGCAAAGTATTAGACCAGGTACCATCGCCACGTAAAAACTGACCAGTAGTACCACCACTAGGTAAGCTGCTAGTTGAAACTGTAGCCCAGGTACCGTCTGCTCGTAAATATTTTGTATTAGTGCCGTCTGGAGGACTTATAAGATAGCTATTCCAATTTAACCAACCTTCAATTTTTAAAGCTGTGCCACCATTATTTGTATTTCTTGCAAATATACCTGGTTTTGATGTTATTAGTGAGCGACCCTCTATACCTGCAAAACCATCTGGATTGCTTAGAATACCTACCAGTCCCCAATATCCGCTCGTATTACTAGTAAGTCCTAGTACACCAATGTCTGCGGTTCCGGTATTATTTGCTCTTACAGCAGTAGTAACAGCAAATGCAGTAGATGTACTACCATCAAATATTGCGCTACCCCTAGCATAGAATCCGGTAGAATATATGTTTCCATTTGTGCGATCAATATAGTAGCCAGTAGTTCCCCAAGTACTAGGATTATTAGGCGTTAAACCATTTGCTGGATTATAACCATCCCAATTATCGCTGCGTATATCTTGAAATATACTAGCAGCAATTGGTATGCTCCATACTGTAGTATTTGCAGGTATACCTTCTACTGCGCTAGCATTAGGATTATATCTGCCAAAACTATACCACAATACCTGCCCTACTGTTACTGAACTAGCTGTTAGGCTATAGTCAGTGGGAGCCGTTGCACCACTGGTATCACTAGGTGCTGTTGTTAGTGGTGAGTCAGTTTGATTACGTACTCTATAAGCAGTAATGCTGCGAATTCCCTGTAGGCCAGTACTACCGGGATCGCCTGGATCACCTTGATCGCCTTTATCACCTTTTGCACCTGCCTTACTCTTACTAATAGAAAAAACTTTTGACAGTGTAGGATAGTTAGTTCTGGTTGCCGTTATAGTACAAGTACCACTATCCACCGCATTAGTTAAAGCTGTAGCAGTAACAGTAATATTATTAACGCCTGCACTAGTACCTTGCAACGTAGTGGTTAATCCAGTACTATCAGTTTTTGTAATAGTCCAAAGACTTGTTTCGTTTGTAATACCACGAAATATTGCACCATAAGTAACAGCACCACTATAGCTAGTTACAAATCCGTCGTTTGCTGCAGGAACTGTATGTGATTCGTTTGTTAATATAAAGGTTAATGCGTCGCTACCATTATCACCACGGAATATTGTTGTAACATCTGATAAAGTGCCTAAAGTTACTGTTACTTTTACATATCTTACTGTGGTTGGGCCTAGTGCATTAAAATTAGCTGCGGTTAATACACGAACATCACCTGTACCAGTTAGTGTAACATTACCTAAACTAACATTACTGCTATTATAAGCTACTGCTGTAAATGTTGGTGTTCCAGTAAGATTTTGTTTAACAGCAGTAAACGTTATACTTGCAGGATTTTCTGGTGTAGTAGCTAAACTATCCTTAAATATAAAAGCCCAATCTGTTGTATCAAGCGTTAGTAAGCTAACTCCTTCTGTTGTTGTTGCAGTTAACTGTGCTGATACATCTATAACTTCTGGCTCAATACTACTTATTAATGCGTACTTTACATAATAGGTAGTATTTTTTGCTAATTTTTGAGTTGCGTCGGCTAAGGGTCCATTAATAGTAATATTTAGACCACTACCATCATATGCAAGTATACCTTGACTAGGAGGATTAAAGCCTGGTGTTGTACTATACCAGACTTTAACTCCTATTAAGTCATCTCTAACGTCACTAGTTCTTATACTGTCATATGGCGTATCAATAATTAAGCTTAGGGATTCTAGTCCAGCATATAATCTTGCTGCCATATTATTTTCCTATTTAATTGTAGTAATAGTTATAGTTCCTAAGGTACTAA